GACAAGCGTCTGACAGTTGCTGCTGAAGACTTAGCAACAGTTCCTGCACCAAAAGATCGTGTTGTAATTAGCTCTGTTGAGTATCAAATTATTACCGTTAACACGGTTGAGCAAGAAAGCACGGCGATCACTTATGAACTGATCTTGAGGGCGTAACCATGGCAAAGCGCATTCGAGTTGATCAAATTGATGATTATTCATTTGGGCGCTTTGAAGAGCTGCTAAAAGTTGCAGTTTTGGAGACTGACAAACGTTTGAAAGAGGGCAGCCCAACCAAAACAGGAAGGTTGAAAAACAGCTGGCAAATTTCTGAAAATGTTGCTGATGGCACTGGAAAGCCAGCTGGGAAATATCCAAACGTTGTCGCGCCACCTGACCGGACAAACTATCAAAACGAAAAAATAGGCAATACATATATTGTTTACAACAACATTGAGTATGCAGAGCCTGTGATTACAGGGCAAAACATGCCTCCTTCTTGGAAAGGCCGTTGGCGTTCAAGGGATGGACAAATCAGCAAAAATTACCATCTGACAATTGCCAAGGACATTCAAAACTTTATTAAAGCAAACGCAAAGGATTCATGAGCAGCACCTTTAACGATGTTCGTGCCGTCATTGAAGGACGACTTGCCACGGAAATGGCTAATGCCCCGGCATATCAAGTTGCCTATGCAAACACTGCGTTTACTCCGCCTGACGATGCGCCATGGCTAAGCGCCCAAATTAACTTTGGCGATAACAGCTATTTCACGCTTCAAGCGCCAACGGCAGGAATTAACAGGCAGTCTGGCGTTTTAGTCGTAGACATTTTTGGCAATGTCGGGATTGGCGCTGCAGGCGCTTACACGATTGCAGAGCGTGTAAAAGATCTTTTTGACAGAAAAACTGTCAGCGGCGTTATCTTCGATGCTGCGTCTGGTCCAAGTCAAATCGTCTCTGGCTTGTCTGATTCTTTTTTTCAAGTGCAGGTTAGCGTGAGCTTCGATGCGTACCTAAGCTAGACTCGAAAAAAGCCACTACCGCCAAAATCATGGCTACTGTTTTGTCCGGTACGTCCGGCGCCCTCTATTACAAGCCTGCTGGCACCTCCGGCACCTTTAAAGCCGCAGACGTGACCAGTGGAAGCAACAACATTAACGTTGGTGCCTTCTTGAATTTCAAGGTTAACGACAAGGTCTCGTTTGGCACTGGCTCTGGCGGCACTCTTCCTGGTGGATTAGCTGCTGGCACTCCTGTTTTTATTAGGACTTATACGGCAAGCACTGGAATTGCCACTTTTGCAGCAACTGCAGGTGGTAGTGAGCTTGCATTGTCTAGTGACGGCACTGATGGCACCACACCATTCACCATCGATTTTACTGAGTTTCAGTCAGTCGGGGATTGTCGAGAGTGGTCTTTTGAGGTAACTCGTGAAGAGCTTGATACAACCACGATTGGTGGAACACTTGGCCAAAACGCTCCATTCCGAACTTTTATCACTGGTTTTGCGGATGGCACTGGGTCGGCAACGGTGTACCTAACTGATGATGATTCCACGATTGGGAGCCGTCTTATTGAAGACGTGATTCAACGCCAGCAAGTTGGTGCAAAGTTCAAGCTTTACACCGATGTGACTTTGTCGGCTGGTTCACCTGACGACACTGTAAGTACGTCAATTGAAGTTCCTGCTGTCATCAATTCGGCGTCATTTGCAGTGACGCCTGATGATGCACAGGCGGTGGAAATTTCTTTCCGTCCTACTTCTGCTCCTAGCTTTGATTTTGCCCGATCCTGAACGGTCTTTGATCATTGATTTAAAACCCCTGACTTGCATCAGGGGTTTTTTTATGTGTAAACTATCAACAGACAATCTGTTTTCTCTATGTCCAGTGCTCTTCAACGCTTAAAAGAAGCTGCCAATTTAAAGCCAGTTAAAAAAGTGGTTGTTTTAAGTGATGGCACAGAGTTTGAGTTTTGGCGTACACCATTGACGATGGCTGAGCGCGATCGAGCACAGAAAGTAGCAAAAGACGATAATGGATTTGCGTTTCAGCTTTTAATTTTAAAAGCCTTAGACGAGAATGGAAGTCGTCTTTTTACAGGAGGTCAAACCGCTGAATTAAAAAATGAGGTTCGAGATTATGATTTGCAAGTATTAATGCTGGCAATTATCAGCAATGATGAAGACGAGGTCGTTGACCCAAAAGGCTGATTGCCGAGCTGAAAAAGGACAACCTCTTGCAATTGCAGCTTGGCGTAGCAAAAGAGCTTGGCTATACGTTGGTGCGTCTGTGCAATGAGCTGACACTAGAAGAGCTGTTTATTTGGTCGGCGTACTTTGGTTTATTGAACGAGCAGCAGGAAGCCGCAATGAAAAAGGCTAGGCGTAGGCGCTAAAGTCAGATGAACAGGTGTTGAGTCATGGTTGCTGTAGCGCGTGTTGGCGTCGAGCTTGATTCTCGCGGTGCTATCAACGGCTTGCGTGGACTTGACGCCCAAGCCAAAAAAACTCAAGGGGCATTTAACGGGCTTCAAAAAGCTGCTCTTCAAGTTGCAACGGCAGCTGCTGCAATTCAAGGGGCAAAATTTGTATTCGCAAAAACTGCTGAGCTTGAGACGCAGACTCGTAGCCTTAAAGTATTAACAGGATCTTTGCAAGATGCCCAGAAGGTTGTAAGGCAGCTGCAGGATTTTGGTGCAGTTACGCCGTTTACCAGTAGTGAACTTATCGAAACAGCTAAACGCCTTAAAGCGTTTGGTTTCGAGACAGAAAAAATTGTCGATGTAACCAAAAGGTTAGGAGACATTGCAGGCGCGACAGGTGCTGACCTTGGTGGCATTGCTACAGCGTTTGGTCAGATTCAAGCAAAAGGCCGGCTGCAAGGTGAAGAGCTGCTGCAACTGCAAGAGCGCGGGGTTGACCTGCAGGGCACGTTGCGTAAGGAATATGGACTGACAGCAGATGAGTTTCAGAAAGCACTGAGCAAGGGTCAGATTGGTGCTGATGCTGTCAATTTTGCGCTTGAAAAACTTACGAATACTGGTGGCAAATATGCAGATGGTGCGATTGCACAATCAGATACTTTGTCTGGCAAGTTCAGTACACTGCAAGACGGAATCGACACTGTTGCCCGTACAATTGGCGAAGTATTGTCACCAGCGATAAAGGTAATTTTGAATGAAGCTATTGACGCTATCAATATTATTAACAGGCTAATAGGCAATGCACAGCGTGCCCAGAAATTTGGCTTAGACAAGACACAGCAGAAAAAAATACTAAATCAGGCTCAAAAAGAAGCCGAAGAGATCATTAACTTACGCAATATTGCAAATCCGTTTGAAAGGAATAAAGCGTTTCAGCAAATGGTAGCTGAGCGTGAAAAAGATCTTCTCAACAAATTTGGCTTTGAAACAGGTCAGTTGCAGCCTGAGATTAACCGTGTTACTGGTGCCACAAAAATTCCTGAACTTAGCGGTGGCACTGTTCCTACTGGTGGCACTGGTGGTACTGGTGGTACTGGCAAAGAACGTATAGACATGACGAAAGAGTTGTTTGGTCTTAATCAACGGCTCAGGCAGGAACTTGAAGCGGGCAATGAACGCGAGGCTGCAACTCTTGAACTGATGATTCGTAGGCAGGAAATTGCGGAAAGCAGTCTTTTGCCGGTTGAGAAAGAAAACGAGCTGCAGGCAGCTTTGTTTAAATTTCGGGGTGAAATTTTTGATCTTGACAAGCAAATTGCTGAGCAACGTAAAAAAGATCAAGCAGATGCAGACAAAGCAATTCAGGATCGGCTTAAAAAAGAAGAGGAGTTGGCTCGTAAACGCAGGGAAGCTGATCCAGCGTTTCAAATGAAAAAACAACTTGAGGAGCTTTTAGACATTCAAAATCAAGTTGCAGCAGGTGCCACCGTTATTGGTAACGCATTTGGCAGTGCATTTAAAAGCGTAATTAACGGCAGTAAATCTGCAGAGGATGCGCTTAAAGATATGCTTGCAGCAACGGCTGAGCACTTTTTAGATATGGCAGCTCAGATCATTGCGCAACAACTGGCGATGATCTTGTACGGCACGATCATGAAAGCTCTTGGCATTTCTGGTGGTGGAAATATGGGCGGAGACAACTTTTTTGATCCTTTGACTGGCAAGGGTGTTGCTGGACCA